GGACACATACTTTAATGGTTACGGTCTGACATACAATGAGGTAAAAAAAATAGAAGACAAGTGCAAAAACGCAAAGGGTAGGGAATTGGAACTGCTGCTTCTGGCTGCGGAAAGCGCATATGCAGAGTTGGCGCAATATCTGTTTTTTAGCCTGACATCAGGGCTGGGGTATGACAACATCTCAAAGATATGCAACATCCCTATCGGGAGGAAAGATTTTTATGGGTATCGCAGGAAAACGATATATCTATACAACAGCTATATGATACTGGAAGGACATGCAATTGTGTAAAAGGGGTACGCGGATCAGGAAACGAAAATGGTAAAATAGAATAATAACTGTATGGGGTATGATATGAATTGTAATGCTGTCATGAAAAAGCTTCAGCGCGCCATACTGTCCACGGGGCTCGTAATCAAAATTTCTACCAGCCAATTTTACAGCGAAGAGCAGGACAGGATGATAACGATGTGGATCTTAACAACACCTACACTTCAAAACGGGCGGAACGGATGGAGGATGAGGGACTACGAGATCTTACGGACGGCGAGCGCGATTGAGGTGGTGAAATGTTTGACAGATATATGGGAGCAGTCGAAGGGACGGTGAAAAAATGCTAACACCGAAGCAAAAGGCGTTTGCGGATTATTATATAGAGTGCGGGAATGCGACAGAGGCGGCGAAGCGGGCAGGGTATAAGGAGAAAGCGGCATACGCCACAGGCTCCGAAAACCTGAGAAAGCCTCAGATAATTGCATACATTGAAGAACGGCAGAAACAGATTGAGGACAGCCGTATCGCCTCTGCTGCGGAAGTAATGCGGTATTTTACGTCTGTCATGCGAGGCGAGGTGAAAGACCAGTTCGGACTTGACGCACCGCTGGCGGAGAGAACAAAGGCCGCTGTTGAATTGGCAAAGCGAAAGGTTGATGTGGCACAGAACACAGATACCGGCGGAATCGTTATTGTGAATAACATACCGAGGCCGGGGAAGGAATAGGAGAGTGAAAGCAGAGATATTTCTGACGGACATAATCGCTCCATCTTTTTACGATATACATAACGATATTATCGAGGGCAAGCACACTTATTATACCTGCTATGGCGGTCGCGGTAGCTGTAAGTCTTCATTCATATCCGTAGAGATCGTTCTGGGGATGATGCAGGACGAAAAGGACGGCGTTTTCAGCAATGCGGTAGTGTTCCGAAAGGTGGGGAACACACTCCGGGAATCCGTCTTTGAACAGATTGCGTGGGCGATTGACGCGCTGGGAGCCAATGACCTGTGGGCATCCAGCGTCAGCCCCATGCAGTATGTGTATAAGCCTACCGGGCAGAAGATCATTTTCCGGGGGCTGGACAAGGCAAAGAAAACGAAGTCAATTAAGACGAGCCGAGGGTATTTTAAGTATCTCTGGTTCGAGGAACTTGACGAGTTCGCCGGGATTGAAGAAATCCGTACAGTACAGCAGTCTGTTCTCCGTGGCGGGAGCAAGTTTGTGGTGTTCAAGTCCTTTAACCCACCCATCAGCCGGAGTAACTGGGCGAATGTGTATGTCAGCGAGCCGAGAGATGACAGTTATCGGCATAAGAGCGATTATACAAGCGTTCCTGCTGACTGGCTGGGCGATCAGTTTATAGCCGACGCAGAGCATCTCAAGACCACGAATGAGCGGGCATATCGGCACGAGTACCTGGGCGAGCCTGTGGGACTGGGAACCAATATCTTCGACATGCTGGAGATCCGCACGATAACCGACGATGAGATCCAGACATACCAGTCAATTTATCAAGGTCAAGACTTCGGATGGTATCCGGACCCGAAAGCATTTATCCGTGCGGCATATGTCCCGAATAAGGAGAAAATTGTACTGCTGGATGAGCTGGGCGGGTGCAAGATCAGAAACGCAGATATGGCGCAGATGATAAAGGACAAAGGGTACGAAGATTATGCGCTGATGTGCGGCGTGGATGAACAGGAGAGCATTGTGGATCTTCGGGACGCTGGGATCCCTGCCAGAAACGCCATCGTAACACCAGGAAGCCGGAAGTATACCTTTGAATGGCTGCAGTGTCGAACAATTGTCATTGACCCCGCTAGAACCCCGCGGGCGTACAAGGAAATTACAGAATATGAGCATGAGGTAGATGGAAATGGGGAGGTAATAGCAGATTACCCAGATGGTAACGATCATTGGATAGACGCCCTGCGGTATGCTATATCTCCTATGGCGATGAGAAGAGGGCATAGCGCATAATGGGTTTAATAGCAACTGTTAAAAGGTGGATAGGTATGATATTTAAAAAGCAGGCTGAGAAAGATTTCATGGTAAAGGATACCACGTCTTCGCAGATGATGGCAAAGGTTGCAGAGTGTGCCAACATCTACCGTGGTGCGCCGTACTGGTTAGACGCAGATAATCGGATAAAGACTATCAATTTTGCAAAGGCGGTATGCTCCGAGACGGCGCGGCTCGTCACGCTGGGGATTAAAATCCAGGTTGACGGCGGCGCACGCGGGGCGTGGTTGCAGGAGCAGATTGATAAAGCCTATTATAGCATGCGTCATTGGGTAGAGTATGGCTGCGCTTATGGCACGGTCATCATAAAGCCTAATGGCGGCGGGCTTGATATGTTTACCCCTCTGGACTTTTTCGTGACGGAGCAGGACGATAACGGGAATATAACGGGCGTTGTGTTTAAAGACAGCTATGCGGCTAACGAAAAGTTTTATACACGCTTGGAGTATCATAGGTTTGTCGAGACGAGGACGGAGGCGGGCGTGATATACCCGTATGTGATATCCAACAGGGCATATGTATCAAAGAGCAGCGAATCCCTCGGCGATCCTATACCGCTGGAGCAGACAAAGTGGGCTGATCTGCTGGAGGAAACGCCGCCGATTCTCAAGGGCGGGAACGAAAGACTTGATTCCCCCATGTACGGAGTGTTCCGCACCCCTGCTGCCAACAACGTAGACCTTTCCTCTCCGCTGGGAATGCCGATATACGCGGAAGCAATCGAAGAAATGAAAGATCTGGACATCGCATACAGCCGGAACGCCGGTGAGATATATGACAGCGAGAAGATCATCCTTGCAGATGACAGGCTGATGTTTGACAGCGGGAAGAACCTTAACGGGCGCATCCCAGACGTTAAGCTGCCGCACTATGTAAAAAACGTGTTCGGCAACAGCCCGGAAGAGTTTTATCAGGAGATTTCACCGCAGCTTAACACAGCCACACGCCTGGACGGAATCAATGCTCTCCTGTCCCAGATAGGGTATAAATGCGGGTTCTCTAACGGCTATTTTGTTTTTAACGAAGCGAGCGGCATCCAGACAGCGACGGGCGTGGAAGCGGAGCAGCAGCGAACCATCCAGTTTATTAAGGACGTGCGGGACAAGTTGGAGAGTTGCCTTAATGATGCTATATATGCCATGTCGGTGTATGCGGATTTATACGCGCTTGCCCCTGTCGGGGTGTATGAGGTCGTGTATGACTTTGGCGACATCACGTACAACCGCGAAGAGGACAGGGCACGCTGGTGGAGCTATGTTGTGCAGGGCAAGGTACCCGCGTGGATGTATTTCGTAAAATTTGAGGGCATGACAGAGGACGATGCGAAGGCAATGGTGACGGAAGCGCAGCCGAAGGAAACGGGGCTGTTCGGGGAGGAATAAGATGGAGCCGATAACCAGGGAAGAGTATTATCTTGCAAAGATTGCAGGGACATATGAGGGCAAAACGCCCGCGCCCGTGACTATTGAAGAATATTATCTTGCTACTATGGCGGGGGATTATTCCGGCAATACCCCGCAGCCCGTCACGAGATTGCAGTATTACATGGCAAAGGTAGCAGGAGTATGGGGCGGAAGCATCCCTGCGCCTGTGACACGATTAGAATATTACTGGGCGGCGATTGCCAGCGGAGAGGGGAAAGTCTTTCCGCCTGTGACACGAGAGGAGCATTTCTTGGTGCTGGTAGCCGATGCGTACAGCGTTGTGCTCACAGTCGTTACCGGCAACCCCGCCCTCTTGGAAAATTCAAAGGGGAATCGTGGGCTGGAATCCCTTACCCTATACGGCAAATCAACGCAGATGAACACGACTGGGGCACAGTTATTTCCATTTGAGGTAGGGAAAAAGGGCATAAATTTTGAGGTATTTGAAGATGGGATAGTGATATCCTGCAAAAAAGGAACCGATATCTATGCAGTTGGACGACCAAACGCTACGCTTGAAAGTTCATATGACGATTTCCCGTTATTAGCACCGGGAGAATATTATATTTATTCAGACAGCAAATATGTGGAATTACTTGTCACTACATTTGTAAATGGGGAATATTTAATTTTGGGAGTTTCCACAATTGGAGCTGCTGTGAAAATTAAAGTAATTGCTGGATATAAATTTCGGATATTGCTTAGATGTAGAGAAGACGTTGAAACCAAGGTTAAGGCGATTATATCCAAAAGATATCCAACTGCATCCAATTACGAGCCTTACACCGGCGGCAAGCCCTCCCCGTCACAGGAGTACCCGCAGGAGATTGAAAGCGTAGGGCAGGATGGCGAGATTGAGGTTAAGACACTGGGCGCGAATCTGTTTGATGCTTCCACTGCATTAAAAACACAGATAGATGCAGGACTTCTGCATATAAACGATTCCGGAGAGGTAGTTTTAAACGGAACTTTTGGTACAAATAACCGAAATTTTTACATAACGTTAAAACCTGGGGTATATTGTCTAACAGGTGGCGCTATATGGCACATTATTGCATCTAAAGATTCCGTATTTGATCGAATATTAACAATTGATGAAGAAACAACTTATCACTGTTATATTAGTAATGGGACATATAACGAAGTAGTGTCTAATCCGATGATTAACGCAGGCTCAACCGCCTTGCCATACGAACCCTACAAGCCCGCCCAGACCCTCATCATTCCCACACCAAACGGTCTTTCTGGGATCCCGGTATCATCCGGCGGAAACTACACAGATGCAGACGGGCAGCAGTGGGTATGCGACGAGGTGGATTTTAAAAAAGGAGTGTATGTGCAGAGGGTCGCAACAGAAACACCAAAAGCAAAGTGGAAAAATTTTGAAGAAACCGCTGATGTTCCAAACAGATATCGTATTTCTGGAGCCCTTGTAAATAGATATAGGGATGGTTCGACTAAGTGTTTAATCTCACATGGTATTTATACAAATTGGGGAATTGCTCCCGGATGGGCATTAAATTCAACAACTTTTTATTATCATCCCAAAGAAGATGTTACAAAAGAAGAGGCTAAAGAACAGATTCTTGGTTTTATAAACTCAGCCAATCCATTGACGTTTTTAGGGCAGCTTGAAACACCGATCGAAAAACCTCTTACCACAGAGCAGCTTGCCACTTATAAAGCCCTGCGAACCTACAGCCCAACAACGACCGTGGCAAACGATGCGGAAGCGGGGATGAGCGTGGGATACGCAAAGATGAAATAAGGGTACGACATAAAATGCGGGAGGTGGTAGAATGGAACTGGATACGAAAGTTGGGGACGTGGAGATTAAGCTCGATACGTCCCGCATAGACGATAATCTGCTGGAAGCCCAGAAGCTTTTGAATATGCAGGTAGTGGCGGACAGCGCCCCCTTCGTTCCATTCCGGCAGGGTGCACTAAGAAACAGTGTAAGATATCCAGACGGGGTATACGGCGGCATCGTTGAGTATGACACGCCATATGCTCATTATTTGTACAAGGGCGTTGTGTACGGTCCGAATATCCCGCTTAAAGACGCAGAGGGGAACATCATAGGGTGGACATCCCCTCCAAACAAAAGCCCGACGCAGAGACGGATTAAATATCACGAGCCGGGAACAACGTCCGAATGGTTCGAGGAAGCCAAAAGGCGGCATAAGGACGACTGGCTGGATCTCGTGAGAAAAACGGTGGGGAAAGAATGATGCTGAGACCAGATTATTTTGAAGGGAAAGCTGATCGAATATTAGAACTCTACGAACGGCTGGAAGATTTTATCCTGCGGGATATCGCCAGAAGGATTTTAAAATCCGGGAAGATCACAGCCACAGCGGATAGACTGCTGTACAGGCTGGAGCAGTTGGGGGAAAGCCGGGATGAGATACAGCGGCGG